CCCTTGCAACTGCTAGTCATACAGGTAAAGATGGAGATTTATTCTTCGATGATTCAACCAATCAATTCTTTATCTCTGACGGTAGTACAGCAGGCGGTGTTGGTCTAACACTCAGTTATAAACGAAATATTGTGGCAAATACTGCCGCAACACTAGCACCAACAGTTGCACAGTCAGGTAGTATTTTTACTATCAACCGTGCAGCAGGTTGTGTAGTAACACTACCAGCAGCAACAGCAGGTTTAGAGTACAGTTTCCACATTGGAACAACTGTTACTTCAAACACATTTACTGTTAATGCTGCAACTAGTGCAGACGTACTACAAGGCGCCCTTATTATGATTGATAAGGACAACGTCGGTAGTGTAGTTGCTACTAACGCAGGTGCAACACTTGGACTAGACATCCCGGCAGCGGCTGATCACCAGTTTGTTGCTGATGGTAACACAAAAGGACGTTTCATTGGTAGCATGCTTAACTATGTATGTATCACAGACGCTCTTTGGCATGTAAGTGGCGTCAACTTTAGTGATGGCACACTCGCAACAGCGTTTACCTAAGTTTTAAACTAACAATATGGCACTCCTTTTTAAGGGGTGCCATTTTTTTTACCTAAAATATAGATTGACTTTTCGCTATGGTTCTGTTACATTATAATAACATCAAGGAGACTATTATGGCAAAAGAAGAAATGTTAAAGAAACATCACTGGCGTTGGGGCGATATAAGATATATTGATCCTGCAACTTCCTATGAATGTAGTGGTGGATTTGATGGCAAACCCAAACACGCTCCTATGAACATGGTTATGGGCACCGCCGATGTAGTTTTAGTTTGTCCTATTTGTCAAACAATGTTTGGTAATTTAGAACGTATGGAAAGCACATCTGTACAATCGAGAATTCGTGAAGCAGAGCGTAATAAAAAAGAAAACGCTAAAACAGTTAAACAAGATCAAGTCACACAAGAAAGTGAACAAGGAACTTTTAAAACACTAGGTGCACCGGGTGTTGAACAACAAGAATCCTTTACTGACAAAATGTTAACTATTATAGACATTTTCAAACGTAAAAAGTGAACAAAGACCTAGCCTTTATATTGGGAAATGGACAAACACGATTACAAGTAAACTGCAAAGGTTTGCTTGATCGTGGTGCCGTGTATGGGTGTAACAGAATATATGAGGAGTTTTCCCCTACTGTACTAGTAAGCACAGACAAAGGCATGGCACACGAAATACAACACACTGGATATAGTAGTAGAAACGTACACTATGTTCGTGAACAATGGAAAATAGAAAATAGTGGCGCAAATATATTACCTAAAGAATACACAGGAATGAGCAGTGGACCTGCTGCACTAGGACTTGCATCAGATACCTGTGCTAATTATTTTTTTCTTATAGGTATGGATCTCAAAGGCATTAACAACACTATTAATAACATATACGCAGGTACAAAAAACTACAAACACAAAGGTGACAGTCCTATATATTTTGGTAACTGGGTAGATCAAATTATAGGTATAATACAGAAGTATCCAACCAAACGTTTTATGCATGTAAATCCTTTGGATAACTTTACAGATGACAAATTTTTGAAATTTGAAAACTTTGAAACAATCACATTGGCGGAGTTCAATGGGATGATAAATAATACAAGTTAAGGATTACTATAATGAGTCAAACAAAAAGTATTACAGGCGACTACACTATTACAGGTACAGGTAGTTTACGATCTGGCTTTGGAGAAGCAGTTTTTAGTGCTCCTCCTTTTGTTCCTGGATTCCAAGAACGTATAGGTGTTCATGTTCTTGATAATCATACTGCTATGCATGAAGCCATTTTTGGAAATATAGGTACAGATACGCACATTTGGGAACAGGATACAGATAATTCAGGAACCTTAACGGCTGCTACAGGAACAGATTTGTTGGATGGCGGATTTACATTAGCCACAGGCGGCACTAGCGGACACCAAACTGCAATATCAACAGCACCAGCAAAATATACTTGTGTTGCAAATAAACCATGGTGGGTTAAAACAAGATTTAATCTTAATGACCATGATGGTGTAGAATTCTTTTTCGGTTTGACTGAAAGATTAGCAGACGTAGATAGTTTTCATCTTACCGCTGCAGGAGCAGGAACAGATCGCGTTGGTTTTGTAAAAGCAGCGCACAATGCTGATGCTGTAACCTTTGCTGCAACTAAAAATAGTGGCGGCACAATTTCAACAGCACTTGATACAGCGCAAACGTATGATGCAGATCTTAGTGTATTAAGTCTCGGTATTCACTGGGACGGCACTGCTATTAAGTTTTATGCCAACAAAGTTGCTACCACAGTAACTCCAGGCGATATGGCATTAGTACATACATACACAACCGCAGCAGGTATACCAGATGATTCTAATATGAGATTATGTTTGTTTATTGAAACTGGCACAGCCGCAGTAAGCACTGCTCGTATAGAGTACATCAAAGGCGCCTATACAAAATAAAGCGATAAATATATTTACTGCGATTGGAGTTGTGGAGAGACTATAGACAACGGCAAATTGTATTTCAATTCATTGCCATCAAGTACACATTAGTTCCTCAATAGTCTTAATCTTAGTTACAATTTCAGATATCTGAAATGTTGTAAACACTCCTGGATGCAGTGGTTTGGGCCAACTATCTAGTTTGCTCCAAGCATACCCTTTGTGTTCATTGTTTAGTTTAGGTATAAATTCTTCTTCTACAACACAGACGTATGTGCTATATGTAAAATTATTTTTACTGTTAGTAAATTTTTCTACTGGTATAGTTTTAAGAACAAGTGGCATAAATCCTATTTCTTCTTGTATTTCACGCTGTAGTGCGCCATATTCTGTTTCATTTTTTTCAACCTTGCCTCCAACAAAAGCCCACATGCTATTATACCGCGCTCCGTTACGCAGTACAAACATATATCTACTAGTAGATTTACTTAAAAATAAGGCTCCAACACTTGCGTTAGATAACAAGACTCCAGTCGCCTGCTCGATATTCGCCTTCATAGGACTTAACCCATTCGCTTCCTGTATACTTGTATTGTATACTAGTGTTACTATTTGTAAGATAGTGAACACCCGATTGAACACTACTGTCAAATGCTACTTGCCAGTCATTACCGTTATATTCTATTATATCATTTGCTTCCGCAACTAAACTACCCCAAGCGTCAGGACCATCTGTATTATCAGAATCTCCTATAGCATTAAGTATAAGATAACGTTGTCCTTGTGCTGCCGTTGCAAGTCCTGCATCAGGTGCATTGCGCAGAGGATTAATAATCTTTGTAATTGAAGGTAGATCGTTTGTTGGTATTGTATCACTTTGTACAGTGAATAGTAGTTTATGTGGATCACTTGGATGGAAGGCTACTGTGCCAATTATCTCTGCACTACCGCCTGTTTCCAAACGTATTTGACTAAGTCCAGGTTGCAATTCTCCATATTGATTAACAAGTGCAGCCCAACTAATATCATCTGTACCTACTTTTGTTGGAGGATCATTTAGTGGTGTATAGTCAACTTTGTTTGTGGTTGTTTCGCTACGATCCAATATTTGTATTGTGTTACCCAATACAATTATACCAAAGTTCATTGGCGTAAATTTCATACGCTCACCTAGTAGTATTTGTCCATCAATAACGCCATCAGCAATGCCGCCTTGATCGTCATAGATACTTGCAACAATCTTGTTAATGACACCAAGTTTTTTAACTTTAGCAGGCGCACTAAGATAGATAGGAACTGTAAACTGTAGTGTTGCAATATCAATTTGTTCATCAACACCAACTGGAACACTTCTACTACTAAATTGTACATTTGCAAGTTCAATATAACTTAAACTTGTCCAGTCTAAATAGTTGTCAGTGCTTTGTATTTCAAGTGCAGGATTAAACAAAACAAGTATTTGTTCCAGCAGTTGTAGTTTTTGGTTAGTATTACTAGTCCAAATATCTACATTCATTTGTAGTGTATAAGGTACAGGCATCATGCGTTCTATTGTAAATGCATTGCCCTGTTGTGTAGTATATTCGTTTGTGTTTACGTCAAATTTGCGCATACGAATATGTTTTTTATCTATAAAACTAGGATCCTGTCTACGTTCTGCGTTATACTCTAAACCACCTATATAGCAACTAATCATAGGAGTAGGTATAATTTTGTTCTCACTGTTTTCACGAATAATACTACTAACCATACGGGTACTATCACCATACTTAACTGGTACAGTTGTAAGTGTAGTGTTGCCTGTGCGATCCTTGCCATACTCAACCTGAAAGTTGCTAAACGCACGAATAAACTGCAATAGAAAACGTCTTATCTGTTCATCATAAAAGAATTGTTGTGGCATTAATCTTCTCTAGGTTTCAGTGCATCACTAAGTGACTGTCTACTTGTTGCAGTAGTATTATCATCTGCAGTAAACGTGCTTGTGTTATTGATAAATCCGTCTCGCTGTGTATTTCCTGTGCCTGGTGTAAGTTTACTGCGTACATCATCTTCTACTTTAATCCAACGATTGCCGCTGTATCTAAACAGTCTATTAGGTAAAAAGTCTAATCGTAATATAAAGTCACCTTCTTGGCTATCACTTGGAAAACTTGTGCCCATACTAATTGGTTCGCCATTTGGTGCTAGACCATCGCCTACTAGATAACCACTGTAAGCGTTAGCATTTTGTGGTGTAATACGTCTTGCATCTGCAGTTGCGTTTGTGTTATCTGCATTTAGTGCTGTATTATCAGCATTAACCCCCTTGGGCTCAAGCGGGTTGCCTGTGGGGTCTGTAGGTACAATATAGTACTGGCTTGTGTC